AGTACCTATATTTTGGTGCAAAGTGCACTAATTTGCAGTTTCCCATTGGGGAGTGCGGTGGATCCGTGGGAATACTAGTTAATCCGCAAACAACTATTAGAAATGAGCACAAGTCTAGATCATGACAATATAAAGGTATCAAACGCGAGCTTGCCGCAATTAATCAAGCATAACCAATTATTATCGGAATCTTCAGCTTCTCCGAAGATTCAGCCTATGACGACACAATCAGAACATAACAATATTGTCGTTCATAAAAGTGCTCTTTCAGTGCAAGATAGAGCCAGACTGCGCAAAGAAGCCTATAAGAACCAACATTTCTCTGCTTCTGCTAGTCATAAGAGGAAGAAAGGTCCTAGAACTTCCTCGGAGTCGTCTGATGTAAGACAGCTTCCTACACCTAGTTATGTAGGTGATGTTGGACCCCTGGGAAACAACCCGGATGAAAATAACAACCCTGCCACATTTGAAACTGACAGTAGTGATGACAAAGATATCGCTGCAAGAAAGGAAGATGATAGTGAACCAGTGGAAACTCAGCAACCATATGTGCCGGTGGAAAACAAAGAATATAGGATTTATTCATCCATCGATAAGAGACGCTTTGGAAATTTTTGGTTTATCCTAGTTTTAGTGATCATAGTGGTCGCCACCGTCGCGCTCATCGCAGCATCGTTTACGTCACACGACGTTTTGTTTATGGTAATTGCTGTTGTGACACCGTTCTTTTGGTCATGCATAGCTTGTGCGTTCGTTTGGTGGTACATGTATACTGGTTTGTCACGTAGTGTTTACCCGATGCCTGATGGAAGTGATCCTAAGATGTTGTTCATGGTTTCCACAAGTAGGCTAACCTACATGGAAACCTGCTGTAGGAGAGTATTCCGACAACTTATACATGAGAGATACAAGGATAATGTGGAGATGGATTGGTTTGTAACACCATTATGTCCAGACGGATGGTACAACCATTTTAGGAGGGTCACGTTGGACAGTTACGTTGTGGAACGCATTATATCGGCTGTGAATGTTTCGTGCGTGTCAAGCGTCACGAACCCAGAGTTAGTTTTATCGGCCATTAATAATGCATGTATTGTGGATTCCCAATTGGCACATATGCGCCAATCATTCAGCATGAAGAAGTGGAGTGATTACAAGCAAGTCGCATTGCAGGAGTTGAGGCAGGTTGCGTACGAAGAATACGCAGCACTCGGGAAACCGATGGGTGTTGTTCGAGCGCCCATTGGAGTCCGAGTGTAGGGGGTCGGGGTGATCTGTTTTGGCAGGGAGCAGATTTCACCTTACCGGTTGGATCCATGCCTAGCACCACTTAAAGTCGTTAGTGTTGCGAAATCCACGCCGCCAACTGATAGGTATAAAGTTTGCGTGAAAGGTAGAGGTTTATATAGCAATCTTATTGATTTGTCGAAGTCGTACCCAAATTTTGGAACTGTTGTATTTAAAGAACAACTATTCCCAGAGAACCAGTTCTACTCCATGAAGAGCGGTGTAGGTTTTTCTCATAGTAACGTCATTTATTCCAATTCAAACCATAATATAACAACGGCCTTACCGCGTATATTAGGGTTTGATAGGAAAGGATACAAAATGCATGGTGGTGCATGCATCGAGTATAGTATGACGGAAGATGAGTGCAGGACAGCACAGCTCACATTCACAAAATCACGGCGGTGGCGTAGGCGCGTGGACGAGTTAAAGAAATCGTTCAGTGCATACGTCAACCAACATAGTGTGAATTGGAATGAAGAGAGGCACAGGTGGTGTCAATTACCCCATGTTAAGCGTGCCTTACGTTTACAAGGCTTGAAGAAGATTGATGACAACATGGAGTGGTGTAGAGGAAATGGTAAGGGTAAGGGTTGGAAAGCGAGTTGTAAGTTGAAGATAGGTGGTGGGCTAAGTATGGTAAGAAGGCACGGAACATATTAGATCTTGGAGTTGAGTCTTCTTTATATGGTGGTTATGCAGCGGAGTTTGT